GAATAAGTTATTATAATTTTAAGGATTTATTCGAATCTAGAACTTTATATAATTTGTGTTATAAAGATACTACTAAATATCAGCAAGATTTAAATAAATTTATGAAAAATATAGGAGATTATAATAAAAATTTATCTTTAAGTCAGAACATAACATTTGAAAAGGATGCTCTCTTTTTATCAATTTTATATTATAAAGAAGAATATGAGCTATATTCTTTGAATAATAATATAAATAAAGATGAATTAAAACAAAAATTATTTAAAGATTTTGAGATAGATTTTAATAATGAAGCCAAAGCTTGTTCAGAAGATGACAGAAAATCAAATAATAAAAATAATTTGATTAATTACATAAAAAAACATTTTAAAAATAAAAAAATTAACACTTCAGATATAATCAACAATTGTATCAAAGATAATGATTATGAAAATAAATCAATATTATCAAAAAAATCACAAAATGAAGAATCTAGAAATATCTATTTACAATCGTTCTTAACAAAATTTAATAATTGGTTAATACAAAGTATCTTTTCTATAATCAATAAAAAAACAGACAGAGATATAGTAGCTGATAAGCAAGAAGTGAAATTAAAAACTATATTAAAAAATACAGAAATATTAAGGAAAGAGAATAAATTCTTAAATGATAAAAATGACTTAAATTTAATACAAATGTCTGGAGATATGAAGAAGTGGTCAGGAATGGATTATTATGAAAAGTTTTTTTATCTGGTTAGATATTTATATAATTTAAATTTTATAAATGAAGATATTTATTTATTACTAATTAATTCTTTAGAAAATAATTTTCAAATGAATGTTCTTGTTATAAAAAATAAAAATGAAAAATTAAATAAACTAAATGAAAAAAGTTTTATTAATACAGGATTTCAACTATTTAAAGATTTAGGAAATAAATTAATATATAAAAATAAATTTGAATTTTCTTGGCCTGAAGGTTTAATGCATAATATTAGTTCTTTCACTCATCAATTAGAACAAATATTTAGATTAAAGATCACTAAAAAATTATTTAAATTATACTATGACTATACTATGAACACTTCTTGGTTGCAAATAGAACATTCTGATGATAAACTAGAATTAGCTGTTATTAATAAAAAATATAATGAATTATTTATATTATTATCATATATGACACCTAAATTTTTCAATCTAAATAATTCAGATACTAAAAATGTATATTCATTTAAATTCTGTGAAATGGTAGGATTATATTGTTTCAAAGGTAACTGTTATGATTTAGGAGTAAAGACAATATCTAATATTATTAATAATTTAGACTATGACTCATATTTTGAAAATTATTATTCTATACTAAGCAGGATAAATGATTATTTTAATAAAACATCAAATATAAACACATCTAATGCTATAGAAATGATATATTCATCTTTATTAAATAACATTTACTCTATAAACAAAAGAAATAGATTATTACCTATTGATAAAAATGGAAGATTGCTAACCTCTATAAATTATTACAGAGATTATGGTATGATGTATGATAATTATTATAAAAGTATTTTATATAACAT